ATGTACATGATTTAACTATCTCTTTGATGGCAGATAACATCTCTTTTGCGTCACCTGATTCCATCGCCATGAGCAAAACTTTTTCCTCTTTCACAAGAAAAGGTCTATAACTAATGGTCTTTTGTTGTGATGGCAAAGTCAACTCATATTTAGCCGTACTGGCTACTGGTAATGCCATAATTTACTCCTCTTTAGTTTATAATAATGGTGGAAATACTTTACCACCGGTCACAGCACCTATTGGTACTCTTTGTCTGATAACATTTACAACTTGTCTACCAGCTCTTCTTATTTCTGGTGGTAACTTTTGTAAAATATTACCAATCAATCCTCTATCAGCACCTATTACAGTTGGTTTCTTAAATCCACCACCAACGGTATAACTACCAACTTGGTCTAATGTTAGATTTATCCAACTTTTAAATGCTAATGAAACTGAAATCTTTTGTACATCTCCGCTTTCTGCTTGATTATATGATACAGCACTAATTGTTTTAGGATAACACTCAAACAATTCTACACCATATGATATTCTATCTCTGTCGGCATTTTCAGCAAATGAACCTAATTGATAGATACGAATACCACCTGTGTACTCATCATAAAAGTGTACATTGTTTGTACCTTGGTCAAATGCGGCTTTCTGCCATGTTTCAAAGAAACCTCTTTGTCTTAAATACTTATCACAATATACAGTCATAGTAATCTCTCCACTAAAACTATGTCCTGTTACAATACTTCTTTTTGGTCCGTATGTTTTAAAATCTGTTGTGTCTAATGTACGACCAGGCATATCAATACTTTCTACAAATGCTCTCAAACCTCTTTGTATTTCTGAATAAGAATTTAGTTCACCATTTTTTGTGCTTCTTCTAATTTCTTCTTCAAATAATAAATTCTCATTTCTAGGACCTTCACCAACTGTTTCTACACCTTTTGGCAGTATAAAGTCAACCATAAATCTATTTGGTCTTGCAAAGCCTTCACCTTGCGATACAGCGGCCATAACTCTACCAATTGTAGATTCAGGATTAGGACCTTGGACTCTCGAAAGTCTTTTGTCGCCCTCAACATTATCTAGTGACCTATCTCTAGGAATACCTAGTCTAATGTCGTAATTTCCTATTCTTCTACCGCCTCGTAAGATTGCCATTATACTTTATGCCTTTTTCTATTTTTAAGATGAGCTTGTTCTATTAGTGTTTTACTTTGTCCGTAATATTCAACTGCGTGTCCTTTTGTACACATCTTCTTATTAATATTTATACCATCTACAAAGATTTCACCTAGTATTCTACCAAACTTACCTGTTTCTGAATCTTTGTGAGTTTTTATGACTATTTTGCCCTTTTTAAGATGGTCTTGTAAAAACTTTTTAGATAATAAACCGTATTTCTTTTCAACTTTATCTCTTGTTCTACTCTCTGGCGTATCAATACCAAATAATCTAACTCGACTTTTATACATAATGTCAAAACCTAAATCTATTACTACATCAATGGTATCACCGTCTACCACTTTTGTTACTTTGTTTACCCTATAACTAAAATCAGTAGGGTCGCCTAATTTTGCCATTATAATACCTTGCCTTTATTTGGTCCTTCTTTAATTCTATATCTGCTAGAACCACCAGCATTTATATCTACTTCTTTTCTTAAATTTTTAGAAAGTTCTAATTCTTTCTTTTGTTTGTTAACTTTGTTAGTATGTTCTACTAATTGTTTTGTTCTATCTCTGTCCATTATATTTTTCTCCTACTATCAGCAAATACTGAGCCAATACTTCTTTTCTTAAAGTCTGCCACAGGTAAATATACTGCAATAGCCATTTCGTCAACATCTATTCTTCTAAAACCAGATTGTACATTACTATACAGATATTTTTTGATTGCTGGTTTGATTAAATTTATACTAGATACATCACCGTATCCTGCCAATAATTTAGTAGAGCTATCAAATTTACTATTTGTAGCAAACTTTTGTAATCGCTCTAATAGTCTAAATCTTAATGGGTATGGTAAGTAATGAAAATTTAAACCCATAAAACCACCTTTGATTGTTTCTAGTGGTAATACTAATGGAAATGTGTCGTAAAAAGGAAGTGTCTTTTTATATTTTGGGTCATAGACAAATAAGTTCATACGACCAGCACTAGGTCTAGCGTTCACTTTGCCTTGCCTCATAAGTTTGTTTTGTGAAACTCTATCTACAATTAATGATACTGCATTCCTGTACCATGAGGCACCACGCATTTGGTTGCCTTGTAAATCCTTTAGTGGTTCAAATATATTCTTAGCCATACCACTATTTATATGCCTTTTCCAATAAAAAACCCCCCGGTGTCACCACCGGAGGGTCAAAGTTTCTAAAGCGGAGAGATTACTCTTCCTCTGCCAATTTACTGAAATAATCTAATGTATCATCATCTGAATCATCCATTTTCATCTCACTTGACGAAGGCTGAGCGACTTCAGCACTTTTCACAGGTGCAGCTGGTTCAGCAGGCGGGAGGTCTGCCGTTTCAACTGTTTCTGTGCTTTGTGAACCTGATATTACCCTATGAAGTTTACTTTTAAGTTCATCATAAGACTTGAAGTTATCTGGTGCCACAAAAGGTTTTAGAGCGTGTTGTTTTTCCCAAATAGCCTTGATGTCATCATCTGACTCTTTGATTTGAGATACACCCTCAAACTCGGATTTGTCATAGTTCCAATAACCATCAACTTTTCTTAATTTCAGTTTAAAGTTTGCACCTTTCCAGAAATCAAATGGGTTGATAGGCTTTTCATCTTCAAAAGCCGGTTGCATTGCTTCGGTAATCTTATCAAAGATTTTTTTACCAAACTTAAACAAGAATACTTTACCCTCATTTTCAGGATGTTTAGGGTCGCTAACAACATAGATGTTAGAATAGTAAGATAGTTTTCTCTTTCTTTTTCTAGCAATCTCTTTGTCGCTATCAACACCAGTATTCCACAATCTTGTATTCTCTTCCGACACCGGGTCTTTTTGACCTAATGTAGTTAAAGAGTTCTCAATATACCAACCACCTTTATCTTGGAAAGCATGAGACCATACTCTTTGCCATGGCATATCTTCGCCGTTGGCTGCTGGCAAAAATCTAATAACAGCATAGCCGTTACCAGTTTTGTCCATCTCAATCTTCCAAAATCTGTCGTCTTGGTATTTGTTTTTGTTTGCTTGGTCCTCTGGTTTTAGATTTTGTTCCAGAGCTTTGGTAAGTTTGTCAAAGTTACTTGACGAGGTTTTTAATGTTTCGAAATCCATATTAGTTCTCCTATATTTTCGTATTTCGTATTTGTGTTACCTGTATTATCGGTATCATTATTATTTATAAGACTTTTCACTTTGATTTACCCACTTTTTTAAGCCTTCTTTTCTAGCTTTTAAATCGTAAGTTTCTTTTGGCAAAGACTTCATAATTAAATACTTCTTAAAACTTTCACACTTTGCTATTATATAATCTAATAGTCTTATCATAAACAATATGCGTCCTTCGTGGGATTCATGGATTTACCCACAAGTTTCCGGGAAGAGTCCATATCTTGGTTGAGATGGTCCCTACTCGCAACTAAACAAGGTGTCTTCAGCCATTCGGCCATAACCCTCCTTGCCCATGCCTTATGCCCTCTTAAGCATTTTTCAGCCAGAAGGATTACTATACTTGCAAATATAATAACTTTACGCATATTGTCTATTAATATATCATAGTCCTACCAAATTGGCAAGTCTAGGATAATCTATGTAAGATAAATTTGGATACTTACTCCACTCTGATATGGGTTGTGATGTTTTACCCTCACCAGTATTTACCTTAAAAAACTTTATTTTCTTATTCCAATCAAACAATTGTGACCATTGATTTACCCAATTTACATGAGGTGTTGGTGATTGTTCAGTAGGTACATAATGTTTGGTACCTGCATATAAGTTGTTGACCTTTTGTGTATCTGATACTAGGTCGTGTCCTATCAGATACACCTCATCTGGTGTTTCATTCTTACAGGCTACATAACCTGACATGGGACCAGCTGCCCACCCTAAATCTCTATTTTCTGGACATATATCTTGTAAACTATTTGATTTATCACCATCATATATCCAACTGACATAACTATAACTTTTATCTATTTGTTGTTTTGCCTTTTCACCACCTCTACGCAATATGGTAACTATACCTGATAGATTAGAACCATGTAATACAAACTCTGTAGCGTTACCTCTATCATTTTCATATAGACCGTCCCACTCTTTCTTAACTTTTTCTACTTCAGCTAAATTTAAACCAGCGTGTAACATCATTTCATAATGAGCGGCTGGCACTTTTGTCCAGTTTCTAAACCAACATTCTACTTCTTTTGCAAAACCACTTTGGTATATTTCGTGCATTATACCATTGTCAACACTAATTAAAACATCTGGTTTAAAATCTCTGTATAAGGCATTACAACCATATATTTTACCATGTGGTCTTAATTGTTCTAAATCAAATCTTTGTCTTGATGTACCGTTACCTATACAAAAAACTCTTTTCATTCTATCTCTTTTATTTTGTTTTGACATTTTCATGCCAATGTTTAATATTTCTTCCTCTTTTGGCCATTCTTCATCAAAATACTTAACCATAATAATGATTTAATATACCCATTGAGTATATGACAAATGATATTGCATTTAAAACAATTAATGCTCTGTCATGCCATAACATACCTACAATAAACCAACCAATAAAACCTAAATTAGCAATGTATAAGTTTAAAGGAAATATATTTACAGAGGTAAATAACATGGCAACTATTAATGTTATACTACTAGCCCATTTTACATACCAAGATAGGTCACCTTTTGGTGTTATCTTTTTAAATACTCTTGTTGAGTTCAACTCTTTAATCTTATCATCCAACTTTTTTCTCACTTCTTTTACCATAATTTAAACTTCTCTAACTTTTCTAATATCTTTTTTATAGGTTCATAAACAGTCCATATATCTTGTATATGTTTATCTAGTTTCTTATTTAACTTGTCTATCTTTTTTTCTATTCTATCTAGTTGTTCTTTGTCCATACTTCTTTCATAATCATTTTACATTCTGTTTCATTATACTTTATAAAACCTTTTAACTTGGCCATCTTAAATGCGATTTTAGGCCAGACAACTCTTTCAGAAATATCTTTAGACCAATTTTTACTATACGATAAAATTGAATCAAGAATGATGGCGGTCTGGATATTAATTTTCCTTTGAATAAGTAAACGCAAAACTGGTGGATGTTGTCCGCCAGATACGAGAAAGCCATCATTAAACCGAATACCAAGAGTGCTAAACCTATCAGCAAGTGATGAGCAATCATTCCTAAAATGGTACCCAACTGCGTCTTGATACTTTTTAAACTCCAAATAGTTCCCTTTGCCATCATTTTCTAATAAACTCTTTACCCATTTCTTATCATCTTTTGCAAAATTGGCAACGAAAAAATCCAATATCTCATCTTGTTTATACCGTGTGCTAAGTTTGTGAAAGAAGTACCTATCATTCCTACTTGTAAATGTATCCAGTTTTGCATTGACTTTGCCCTCATACTTAATATAATCATATGAAGCCGAAGTAAAATGTAGTTTAACGGCCAAGTAAGTTTTATATACTTCAAATCCACCATATTTCATATTCTTCGTTTTCTAAAATATCTTCTCCACAATGCTGACCTTGTCATTGACACCACGGTAAATATTAAAGCAATACCCATACTATCTAAAATACTAGGGTGTAAATCAAACAACGGAAATATTAATAATTGTATAAGAACAGCTAATATAAAACCACTACCTACATCTATTACACTTTCAAATATATCTCTAGTCATTTAATTTGTATTCAAAATTTTGTGTTTCTTCATTTATGTGTATTTGTTTTGCACCATTTCTAATATGAAAGTGTGTTGCCATTGGTGTCAATGGTGATAAAGTTACCAATCTTTCAAAGTTTTGACCATCAGCCCATTCGCCAAGTTTTTTAATAATCTCTTTACCTGCACCTCTTTTCCTAGACCATACAGTATATGCAACACATATTTGGCCT